TACGATAACGGCACCATCAACGTCCTGACTACTGATAGCGCTGCTGGCGGCGGCCACGCCTCTCCGACACAGGTCGCGCTTCGTGTTGTTGGAAGCACGCTCATTGCTTCCGTTGGCGGGCTAGATCGCCCACCTGTTACTGACACGACTTACATAAGCGGTCGTCCCGGCGTCCTTTGCTACAACAACGCAGTTGATAATTTTTCCGCTGGCCCAGTAGTTAGCACTACCGGCACGCTCGCCGCGACGGAAGGGGCCGACAGCCTTGCAGCAGGAGGAAACACAGCTAGCGTCGGCGCATTGGCGACAACCGAAGGTGCCGATAGCTTCCACGGAATGGGCGATCTTGCTGGCGGCCCGATCGTCGCCATGCTGCACGCGACCGAGGCGCCGGATCAGGCCGCCTTTGTCGGCGATGTCATAAGTGCCGGCGATGTTCAGTCGTTCAGCCTGATTATCCGCAACGTATTTTTCGACGCGCTCAAAGCCGATCCGTTTTTCGCCGGCTACACATGCCGCAAGACTCCGATGAACGTGGTGCAAATCGAGCACCTACCGTATCTCGGGGTCTACCTAGTTGATGAAGCGATGCTGCCGGACGGCGACGCCAATGCGGGGCCGCCGCATTTCATTCACACCTTGCGCGTCGCGTTTTCTGTGATGATCGCCAACAACGATATGGATGCGGCCGAAGCGATGGTCGATGCGGCGTGGTGGCGGATCATGAACCGACTGCTGACCGACGCGCATATCATGAATGTTTACTACAGCACCAATCCTGACAACACCTTGATCGAAGCGGTAACACGCGGCACACGTCGGCATGTATTTGGTGCCACCGCGCTTAACCAGCAAACACCAATCGCGGAACTGCGCTACGAAATGTCCTGCACGTTCCGCAGCTATTGGCCGCCGGTCATCACCGATGAGTTGTTGGAAATCGATGTAAGTACCGGCGTGAAGCCGGGCGACACCGCCGACGAAATGGCGCGGCGGCTACAGGTTACGCGCAAATATACGTTTGCACCTTTTTGACGATCCATAAATCAACGATCTAACGAAGAAGGAAGACGATCATGGTTGATGTTAGCATGAGAGTGCGTGGACGCGATCAGGCACAAGAGGCTACGCCCAACCCGCGCGGTGAGCGACGGCAACGCCGAATGCAAGTTTTGAAGGAAGCGCGCGCTGGTCACGCTGGCGTCCGCGTGATTCCGCAGGAAAAATATCGTCATGTGTTGAAACATCCGTCAAACGGAATCGGCTTCCGCAAAGAGGGCGGGGCAACATGGCCGAACGATCGTTTCACGCAACGGCGCCTGCGCGACGGCAGCGTGACGCTCGAACCAGCGAAAGAAGAAAAGAAAGACGAGCCGAAGCGCAGCACTTCAACAAGCGCATCCACATCTAGCACAACCTAACCCCTTCCAAACAAGTCGTCTGGCCGACTTGGGAACCGTCTCGCGACAGCGAGGCGGCGTGACAGCGCTCGCCGCGCTCGGGACGGCGGGAATGCGTTCGCGCGCGTGCATCTGCACGCCATCCCAATCAGTCAGGAGACTCCCCATGCCTATTAGCTTTGCGAACATCCCTGCAAACATAAAAGTCCCGCTTTACTGGGTCGAGGTGGACCCCTCGCAAGCCGGGCTCCCGAGCATCAATCTTCGGGCGCTTCTGTTTGGCACCATGCTCGGGCCAATCAATACAGTTACTACCGCTGTCGTGGCTACGCCGGGCACCAACTATGCGGTTGGCGACACGATCACGCTCAACAACGGCGTTGTACTGCACGTGGCGACAGTGACAACCGGCGGGGTCGCGACGGTTACGATCATCGATGGCGGCAGCGCGGTGACACCGCCCACGGGTCCGCAAAGTCAGATAGAGACCAGCGGCTCGGGCCTGAATGCCACGTTTACTTTGACGTGGCTCAACACTCCGGGCGGTGGCGATGCGGTCCCCGACGTTCCGATTCCGATTGGCTCGCAAGCGCAGGCCGATCAGCGCTTTGGCGAGGGTTCGGAGTTGGCGCGTATGTTCGCTGCGTTCTACTCCAACAACTTCGCCAACGAGGTTTGGGGTTGCGGCCTCAAACAGCCGACCGGTGCGAGTGCAGCGACAGGAACACTTACGATCACGACCCCTCCCACAGCGGCGGGAACGATCCACCTGTACGTGGGCGGCGTCTATGTGCCGGTGAATATCGCAACGACCGATACCGTTAGTGATATCGCCTCTGCCATCGAGGATGAAGTCAACAACACGACGGGCATTGCGGTGACGGCATCTGCGGCGGCCGGCGTTGTCACGTTCACGACCAACTGGAAAGGCGTCGGTGGCAACGAAATCCAAATTTCGTTGAATTACTACGGCGGCCTCGGTGGCGAGCAAACGCCGGTCGGGCTCGGCATCTCGTTGCCGGCGACTGGCTTCCTGACGGGTGGCGTTGGCACACCGCAGATGGGCAATGCGATCCTCAATATGGGCGAGGAACCGTATGAGTATGCGTGCGTGCCTTGGACTGACAGCAACACGCTGTTCGACATGGATGCCGAATATAATTTTGCCGACACCGGGCGCTGGGGCTGGCAGCGTGAATTGTTTGGTCATGTGTTCACGGCCAAGCGCGGTGATTATGCGGACCTGTTGTTGTTTGGTGAAACCAACAACAGCGGCGTGATTTCGATCATGAGCTTTGAGCAACAGTCACCGTCGCCTAACTTCGAATGGGCGGCGGCCTATTGCGCCAAGGCTCAACGGGCACTGATCAACGACCCGGCGCGTCCGTTGCAAGCACTCTCGCTCAACAACATCAAGCTCGCGCCTAAGCACCAGCGGTTCGATTTCATCGAGCTAAATTCGCTGGCCTCAACCGGCCTCGCGATCCAGAAAGCCGGCTCGGACAATCAGCCAATGATTGCCCGTGAGCAAACGACCTATCAACTCAACCTCTATGGACAAACTGACGACGCCTACGAGCTAGTGACAACGCTGGCGACGCTCGCGAAGCTGTTGCGCAATCAGCGGCAGGCGATCACCAGCAAATACCCGCGCCACAAGCTCGCGGACGACGGAACCAAGTTTGGACCGGGGCAGGCGATCGTTACGCCGATCATCATCAAGTCCGAACTGATCAATCAGTATCAGCAGGACGAATACGACGGGCTCGTGGAAAATCTTCAAGCGTTCAAGCAGTTCTTGCTGGTTGAACGGGACCCTAACAACCCGAACCGCCTGAATGTTCTGTATCCACCTGACCTTATCAACCAATTGCGCATTTTCGCGGTGCTGGCGCAGTTCCGGTTGCAATACAATCGCGGCATCGACACTGCAATCATCGGCCCGACCGCCGGTCCGTTCAACGCGGCATCGCAAGCGGCCTAATCAGCATCCCCGCAGTCGTCAGGCGGATGATGCTGATCGGCTGATCAGTCCGCCTGATTTTTGTCTCCCTTCAAAAATCAGGAGTCTACGATGGCACAGAGAATCGCCGGAACGGCGTTCTTGACCGTTGACGGCAATCAATACGCACTGCGGGGAAACTTCACGGTTTCCCCGTCCCCGGTCGAGCGAACCATGATCGCGGGACAAGACGGCGTGCACGGATATCAGGAACTTCCACGCGTGCCCTACATCGAGGGTGAAATCTCGACGGTGCCAGGGTTGTCGCTGGAAGCACTGATCACACAAACCAATTCAACGGTGGTCGCGCAGCTTGCGAACTACACGACCTACACGTTGACCGGTGCCACCTGTAAGGGCGGCTTTGAAGCCAACACCCGCGACGGTCAAGTGCGCGTGCGTTGGGAAGGGCTGACGTGTCAGGAAATCCAAACGTCGGTGCCGTTGCAATAAGCAAATAAACGGGAGCTTTCATGAACGAAAGACCAAATCCACCCGGATTCCGCGAGGGATTCGTGGAACCATCGAAGGCAACAGAGCCTCCGGTGCAGGCGTCGATGCCGCCGCCTGAGATTGCGCCGTCGCCGGCCGAGCAAGACGACATTCAAATCGAGCAGACCAAGTGGCCCGTCGTGGTCAGGCTCTTGTATAAGCCGCTCGTGATTCCCGGCGATCGGACCTACACCGAGCTATCGTTTCGCGAGCCACGCGGCGGTGACATCATTCGCTATGGTAATCCGTGTCGGATCAACATCGATGGCGAAGTTGTTATCGAAGAAAGAAAGATGCACTACATCATGGCGGCGTTGAGCGGCATTCTTCCGCCATACCTTGAGATGCTCGATCCACGCGATTGGAATTCTTGCGCCTATCGCTTGCGCCATTTTTGGGCCCCCGATCCTCGATCTTGGTCGGCTACGACGACTCCCTGATCTTGGACTGCTACCGGCTCGCCCGGTGGTATCACCAAAATCCTGAAGTGTTTTTGTCGATGACCGTAGGCGACGTGCGCTTGCACATGCAGCGCACCTTGCAGCTTGCAAATCTGTTGCAGCGGGAATCATCAAGCGATGCCGAGTGAACAACAAGAATTACAATTAAAGGTAACGCTCGATGATGAAGCCACCGCGCAGCTTGAAAGGATCAGGCAAGCTCTCGGGGCGATCGGGGCAGCCGGCGGCGGCTCATCGGAGGCCGGCCATGCCGTCAGGGGCGTGGGCGACTTCGACAAAGCGCTCGGCAATCTTACGCGTTCGCTGTTAGGTGTCGGCCGCGCGACTGTAGACTTTGCCAAGATTATTGGTCCTATGCCGGTCGCGTTTGGCACGCTGGCGTATCAGGCATACAGAGCGAGCACGGCCACCGACGAATGGGCCACTCAAATGGTGGGCGCATCTAACGCCGCGCGCATGATGGGCGCCGCGTTAGGAGACTACGGGGCATCGCTTGAAGCACTTGAAGGGGTTGGAGTTGGTGCGCCGGCCGCCACACGAGCGCTAGCTGAGTTAAGTCAAGCCGTTGGCGAACTATCGAGGCCGGGGAGTGCGCGGCAACGGGCATTGATGCAACTCGCCGGGGCGCCATACGCCAACAACATGGCGCGCTCGATTCAAACATTCAATTCGTTGAAAACAAATATCGAGCGATTGAACTTTGGGCGGGAGATAGCTGCCAATCTTGAACGGCAGGAAATGCAAAGGACCGGAAGCGCCGCAGCGGCAGCCGATGTAAGGAATCGAGCGCTACAGGGTTTCGGTCTCTCGGCAGCGATCTATCTCGATGAGAATGCCAAGGCGTTTTCCAAAGAACGCCAAGCCAACATGAAAACCGAGGACGCGGCTGCGAGGGCACTCTACGCAGAGCGTCAAACGGAAAAGCAAGACCGCGAACGAATTATGCAAATACTGCGAGCTAGCACGTCGGGGCTTTCGCTGGCAGCAACAAAAGCAGAAGTGGCAGTTTTAGAAGCGATTCTTAATCGGCTCGAAAAGTATGAGGCCGATCGCATACGCCGCGAGGAAGAAGATAAAAAGAACAAGACTAGTTTGCATTTGCCGAACATGAGTCTGCGCAATCTGTTGCCTAGTTTGAAAAATGCACTGGGCGGCATGGCGTTGGAAGGAAGCGGGTTTTCTGCGCTTACAGGTCTCCCGGCCTTTGGTGGCGGTCAGGAAGCGGTTCAAAAGACTGACGACAACACCAAAGAGCTATCGCGGCTGACGGGCAACCTCCAAAAGATATTGACCAATCCGAATGCAATCTTGCTTGGCAGTACTGGCGTGGTTACGCCGTATCAACGCGGTGGAACAACTGACATCGCTACAGCAGCGGTTATTGCTGAAGCTGGGGAACCAGAAACCGTTGTCAATTCAAGTGGCGTGCGCACTTACGACCGACCCACTGTTGGCGTCCTTAAACCCGGCGACACCGTCATTCCAACATTTGAGGAGCAATATACAAAGCGTTTGATTGGGGCTGGCGCGGGCCCGACCGATGTTAAGAATTATTTGAACACGCGCGGCATTATGATGAATGAAGCCGACTGCGCGAAATACATGACTACGCTGGTAGCAACGCGCGGTGGCGCGATGCCGCCAGAGGACAGTCGCTATGCAGCATCAAGTTGGAATAAGGTTCCCGGCGCGCAGGAGGGATACTCCAATGATCCTTACGCAATAAATTGGTCGGTTTGGCAAAGGCCGGGGGTAAATCCTGGTCAACCCGGCGAGCACATCACCGAACCAATTCCGCAAACCGATGCGCAAGGAAACTTCACAGGTAAATTTATCAATCGGGGGGTTAATCAGGCCGCCCCTGACATCGCGCGGCAACAACTTACAGAAATAGACCCCAAAAATGTTCCGTTCAAACAATATCACGAATATCCGTTGGGAATGCAGTCGTTGGTCGCTACGCCTGAAATGACCGGGATGGGAACCGGCTATAAAAATCCAATGTTTGATACGCCAGATGTGGCGTCAAGAATTCCGATGCCTGACACATCGCTGGCGGATCAATCAATTCGCATTCCGCCGGCAGAGCAAACACAGCCGGCGGCCGTGCCGACAAGTGCACCAATCGTCGGCGGCGGCGGATCATCGGGGGGTGCCGGTGCTACCGGCACAGTGCCGGGTGCTCCACAGCAATTTGAATCTGGACCAGTGCCCCGCCGTTGGCGAACAGCGGATTGGGGCGCGGCTGCGCGCAAATTACCGGGAGCATTAGTCTCGGAAATTTGGTTGCATGGCAGAGAAGATTTGGCACAAGCCGTGTCTGGTCCAAGCGGTGTTGTCGGCGCGCTTGGTTCAGCCGCACAAAATATTGCGCAAGGTACGCTTAGTTCGACATTCGGGGATTTGTTTCAAGCAGATCGCCAGCTTACCCCACAAGAGCAAGCACGGAGGGCGGCATTGCCGCAAGTGCCGATGGAGGGTCGCGTAGACGGCTCTCAACTCGACAAGCCGATGGGTAACGAACTGCGCATAGGAACGTCCGGCAAGATTGACATCGAGCACGAAAATCCGCCACCCGGAACGACGATTGAGAAGGAAGGCAAAGTTTTGGAGGGCGGTGAAACAACGACAACAAGTATGCCGCTGTTTCAAATGCCATCCACCTATAGAGAGCCAGAATCGCATTCCGATAGTCCGGTATATAACGCTGCTCGCGCGGTTAGCGGTGCGGCGCGGCGAGCTAATCCAAACATAGATAGGCCGGGGACGAGCGAAGATCAGGCGTCAGTTGGTGGTGTGCGGGGATAAGAGCGGCAATGCCCACAGAAACGGAGGAATTAAAACTACGGATCACGCTTGATGACCAAGCGTCGGCGCAGCTTCAACGCGTGCGCCACGAACTGAGCCAGATGGGCTCGGGGCCGGTCGGCTCGGGTTTGAAGAATGTAACGGATAAAACAAACGACGCCGAAAAGGCGTTCGTGAGACTCACGCGGTCAACGCTTGGCATCGGCCAAGGTCTTTTGGATGTGGCAAAAATCTTAGGACCGATACCGGCCGCAGTCGGTCTACTTACTATCGGCATTGAACGCCACATGCGGAAGATGAAGGAGTTGGCCGCAGCCGGGACAGAAATGGGCAACATCGCGCGTACAGCGATGATGAGTGTCGGGGCGCTCAAAAACATTCAGGAGCAACTAGAGCAAGTCGGAGTCAACGCGAACGACTCCGCTGCGATGATGGCCAACATGAATCGCGCGATACAGGATGCAATTCGTCCTGCGAGCGAGGTTCATCGACAACTTATGCAATTGGCCGGCCCACGATTTGCGGCCGAAATGGAAACCAATATTTCCAAACTTCAACGGGCGAGAACCGAGGTTGAGAGGGGAAATATTGTCAGACACATGGCGATGGACGCGTATTTCCACGCCTTGGAGGAGCATCAAAGCGAAGCCTACGCGCGAGATTTAGAGCGCCGGACTTATCAGATATTGCAAGCGGAAAAGCTACAAGCTCTCGATAAGGATTTGACCGAAGGCAGTGCGTTGCGGGCGGCAAACAGGACTGCGGAAGCTAAAACCCAAAGGGAGATAAATGCAGAGCTTACGGTAGAGGAGCAACATCGCAGGCGCATTTGGGAGATTATTCAAAACAGTTTCCGTCCCGCTGGGGCTGGCGCGAGCAAGGCTTTCGATCGTGCGGTTGTGGTGCCGCTCGGCAGGGCAATGGAAGCCGAGGTATATCGGAAGAATCAGCCGGGAGGGGGTGGATGGAACGAATTTTTCTATACGCCCGATTTCATGCGTGGTGCCTACGGCACGAATCAAAATCCGATAGTTCCACACGCTCAAGGTGGCATTGTTACACAGCCGCATATTGGGATGGTCGGTGAGGCGGGGCCGGAAGCAATCATTCCGTTGAGCCAGCTTGGCGACCAAAGCAAACACACCGAAACCGTTGCTGAGAATACCCGCGTGTTAGCAACGCTCAATCAAGACATGGAGGCAATTCTTAACAAGATCGGCAGCGGCATACGTGGCCTTGGCGGCCTTGCCGGGCTCGGCGCGGGAGCGGGCGGGGCCGGCGGCGGCGGCAGTAGCGGCGGCGGCGGTGCCACCGGAACCTACGGCACGTCGGACGGCAAGGATGGCACCGATCGGCCAGAAACTCCCACGTCAGCATTACCGGGGGCCCGCGATCAGGCCGTGGAAGCGGCTGCACCGGGGACAATCGGCGCTCCCGGCACCGTTGGCAAATCGCTGATGGGCAATTTCAGCGCGGCGGAACAGGAGGAAATAAAGAAAGTCGCTAGCGAAAACGGGATTAGTCCCGAAGCGATTGCGATGGTTTCAAAGATCGAATCCAATTTTGGTAAGACACCGGACACTGCCGGCAGTCAGTATCACGGCCTTTTCCAGATGAACAAGGAGGAAGGCTATCCGGGCTCCGATCGCATTGCGCAAATCCGAGCCTATGGGCAAATGATTAAAAACAAAGGCTACCAAGCGAAGTTGAAGGCGGCAGGAGTTGATTGGAAGTCAATGTCGCCAGCGCAGCAATTCGCGATCTTGCAGGGATTCCAGTTTGCTCCCGAGACAGCCGTCACAAGGCCCGGCGGTGGCCCCGGTTGGCTGAAAGACTTTGCTCAACCAACAACAGCTACGAAGCAAGGTGGAGTCGGGGACAAAAGCATCAATGCAATGACGGCAATTGGCGAAGCCGCGATGGGCGGCACCAAGCCGGGCGTCGCCGGGCCGCCTCGCCAATCGAGCCCACTGACCGGACTAGCACAAGGCGCGGCCACCGCAGCGCGTGGCACAGGCGGCGCGGGCACGGGCATGGCGTCTGACGTTGTCGCAGAGGCTAGAAGTGTCCTGTTGAAGAATGGCTACGGCGGGATGAAAGCGTTCTTGCAGCAACACGGTTATAGCATGGGGGATGCCAATTGCGGAAAATTTGCCGCCTCGCTCATGCGCGACGCTGGCATTGACCCGCCCCCGAATCCAGAGACGGCATCGAGTTGGTTGAATTGGAAGCCAAAACAGGGCGCAACGCAGATTCCGCCCGGTCAAGAGCAACCGGGTGATATTGCGACGGCCCTTCGCAGTCGTTACGGCGGTCCAACTATTCCGGGACAGACGGGTGGCCATACAACACTGGTTGAGAGTGCGGGTGGTGGCAAGTTTACCGGCCTCGGAGCGAGCCAAGGGAGTCCCGAAGAAGGGTTCAACGAACAGAATTTCAGATTTTGGCGTCCAAATTATGCCAAGACGCCGGCACAGGTAGCGACAGCGCCACCGCAAACGCCGCCACAAACGGCCTCGCCATTCCGGCACCGCGCGCATCGTGGCGCGGCGGGTACGGCATCCTCAAGTCCGCCGCCGCAAGCGCCAACGCAGCCGTCATATCCAACATCCGCCCCGACGCCGGATATTCTCGACAGCCTGTTGGGCAAAGAGGTTAAGAAACACGATGTAGATACATCTGGCACGATCAAGATCAAACACAGTCGCACTAAGGGCTCGCAACTTACGCATCGGCGGCCGTCGTTCAAAGACGTGCCTGACGAGCGTCAAGCCCAAATGCCGCCCGCCAACAGCGGGCCGGTTCCTGCCAATCCGGCCAACGAAATTCCGATATAGAGCCGATGCCAAATCCGACTCCCCCTCCCGCGACAACGGGCCCCGGTGCGACGGCTAATCCGCCGGTCCCGATTACGTTTCCAGAGGGTGCGCGCGCTGCCAGCATCATGCAAATTCCGAACACGGCATGGCGCGATACGCTCGTGCCGGCGTCGTTGAACGGAGCAAATTTTCACTGTGAGCAATACAGCGTCGAAAGTGGCCGCCGACTTGTACAACATGAATTCCCTAAGAGGGACCTGCCCTTTTGCGAAGACCTGGGTCATAGGGCTCTAACGTGGGATGTGCGCGGCTACATCATCGCGTTTCCCTACAACATCCAAGGTTCTGATTTATATCAGCGCGATTACCGCACTGCTCGCGATGCGCTCATAATCCAGTTGGAAGCTGGTGGTCCGTACTGGCTACAGGTGCAGACACTTCCACCGTATCGCGTGCTTTGTGAGCGCTTCCGTCTCACCGAGACGGAAAAGCTCGGCGGCTACTGCACATTCGATATGTCGTTCCGCGAGGCCGGGGATGTAACAGGCTCGACCGCTGGGCTCGGCAATCCGAACACCGTGCTAGCCAACACATCATCTGCGCTGCGCTCTCAGGTGTTGAACCGATTGACCAACGATCATCTACAGTCGATCGGTGTCTCATGAACAAGGCCGACGCTCTCGATGCGGCACCGATCGTTCAACGATGCTGCCAAAATCTGATGAAAACACTTGTGCCGCAAACCGGGCGAATTGGCTCGGCTGCGCGCACGGCGATCGGTGACACCATCGCGCTCGCCTACGACTTGCTACGTTCTGATGCGCTTGGGCCGCACATCGATCAATGCTTTGCGCTGGCGACGGCTGCCGGCGCTACGCTGCCAAAAGTTGAGCACGTGCGGCTACTGACATCACAAGAAACACCACAGACGCTCGGCGGCACACTCGTTCAAAACAGTCTGATTCAATTCTGTTTGATAACGGAAGCCAACATCATCGCGACTACGGCTTATGTGAGCCGGCAAGATGTTGATAACGCGATAAACCAAATCAGACAGCCATTTTATGATGCGATCGAGCAAGCCGCCGATGACATGGATCAAATGGTGTATGCGGGATTGGTCGCGCTATGCGGGGC